ATGGCGTCGGTCTTCATTCTTTCGTGCTTTGCACATGATTGAAGACCAACAAAAGTCGTTGGATTACACTAGCGGCTCGGCTATATTCAAATTTAACCGGATCACGCCTATTGGCATTTTTGAACCCGGGAAAATTCGGATGATATCCGTCGGAGATGGCAATTTAAATGCCGCCCTTCAGCCCGTACAGGGAGCAATGATTCACGCATGGAAGAACCACGGTTCTTCCACCATGCGTTACTCAGACCTCACTGAACGGATGGATCAGCTTTTCTCCGATGAAGCCTACGCCCATGTGCGTACATTTGCGATTTCGTTCGGCTTCGAACTCTCCGAATTCCTTTTGGTTTCCGGCGACTACGAGGCCGCAACAGATCTGCTTCGAAAAGACGCATCTATCGCTGCGTTAGAGGGACTTAGCCACTTGCCGACGTTCGAGATATTAAAACACTCGTTCGCTACCGGCGTTGCTGACTATCCCACTGACATATGGCCGGATGCGCCTCAGAACTACGTTTTTAACGAGGGCCAGTTGATGGGTCATCCCGCGTCGTTTCCACTCTTGTGTGTTATCAATCTTGCCTGCTACAGATATGCGGTCCTTAAATGGACCGACGATTTGTTTAAAGCAATGATTGCTTGCACACAAAAGGGCGACTACAGGGATATGTTGACTCAACAGATTAATCTGGCCCGTAAGTTCTTTCTCAAGCACGTTATTGTCAACGGTGATGACATTCTATTCCGGATGCCTAATTGCTTTATTTCCATTTGGAAACAGGCGATAGCTGGTGTTGGTTTCAAGCTTTCAGACGGTAAAAATTATATTTCGCCCGATGTTGCTATGATCAACTCTCAGTTATTTCGCAAAACCGCTTGCGGTTTTAAGCGATTAGGTTATCTGAACCAGACTATTGTTACTGGTATGAATGTTAAGTCGTCAGAAGACAACAAATGCACGCCTACTCAGATTGGCCGAGAGATCAACACGATGTGCCGTTTCTGCCCTTGGGCAGCTTCAGCTATTCCACTTTGCTTCTCCCGTTGGCCCCTTTTCAGTCTACCAAAGTACAAGTTTGTTCCTAATTGGTACATGCCTGTTCACCTTGGTGGCTTTGGTGTCGACCCGGTGCTTGCACCCGCTAATCTGAAGTATACCTTACCCCAACGTATAGTTGCGGCGAATTTTTTCAATTCACCACAATCCGCGCTATACCGTTCGGAGTATGGTCTCGACGGACCTACTGCTGATGAGATCAGTCTTATGCGGCCTTATGGCAAGCATTTTGACCGAGCTTATGGCCGGAAGTCCGCTGAGTTCCGACGCCGTCTAGTGAGCCTGCCTTTAAGGCCTATGATTGGTCCTCTCCTGAAGAGTGGTCGCTTTGTGCGTCCTCAAGCTCCAGGGTGGCCAGTCCGGTTCACTATGATCGGTCGCGCCGCCGGACCACGTCAACAATTCGCTAAGAACTTCTCAGCAGTTGTCTCTCTACCTTTCAACTCCTTCTTGAAACCCATGTCAGTCCGAAAAATTCGGAACTTTGACGACGAGTTTGAGTTGACTTCGAGCGACCTTGCTGTTTGCCCACCTTTGCATCCTTTCTTTCAGCCGCCCTTGGAGAAATCCATCGAGAGCGACCCGGAGGCAGATGCTTTTAGTAGGCAAGTTCCCGAACACGAGTTGGAGGTCTATACCGCATACCTTAGTTCACGCAAGCTGAGTGATGCTGACGCGGAACCGGCACCCGCGAACTTTGAGATGATTGAGGCCGATTGGCCCGATCATCTTTAGTCCGCATGGGGTCCAATCGAGCAATGGCCCAAATCGACCCGCGATGTCGAGCTATACAGAACGCCAAGAGACTGCACGGCGCCCCCTCTTCTGAGGTTTCGATTGGATGTACAGTCCCTGCAGCCCAGGAATCCCATACCGGCTATTGCCCTATTTCCAACCGCATTCTCAGATGCCTAAGAAATCAAACCACTCTAAGACCAAAATCTCGGTCTCTCATGCTTCAATGCCTGAGCATCAGCATATGAAGGCTCATCGTAAGATGAACCAGAAAATGCCGAAAGAGTCCACAGCGGCCTCCAAGATTCAAAATGTTCATGTTTCCAATAACCGTGCTCAGCGTAGCAGCGGTGCGGGAACGAACCTAGATTCCGAAAAGGCCGCTGTTGGTGTCATGGACCCGTTTGCCGCGTTTTCGCGACAATACAAAACGGGTCTTCCATTCTCTTCGAGTACACTACCGTCCTTCGGCTTTTGGACGCGAAACATACTTCGAAGTCAAGAACTTCAGTTTGGCGCTACTGCGCAGGCTGGAGTCTGCATTACGGTCTGTCCTTGGGGTCGCCCTCTCGCTCAGACCGCAACGGTTCTAGACGCCGCTGGCGCCCCAACAGCCACTGTCGGTTTTACCGATCAGCAGCATCCGTTCATTATCGCGAACTTCCAAGACCTTACTGTCGCCTACCAAGGTGTCCGTGTTCGTAACCTCACCCCGGTTTTAAACCAAGGTGGAGAAACGACCATCGGCATCGGCTCGTATGTCGACAATACTACGCTTGGGTTCGACCCTATTCGTGCATCGTCCTCGACGATTACGCACTCGAACGGAGATCCGGGCGTCATTTGTCAGATGTCGTATTACGGCAATCCTTCTGACAATCCGGTGGCGCCTGGCTTTGCGTCTGACTATCGCTTTACGGACGCGAGCATTACTGCACTTGACCCCCAAGCCCGCACCATGGCTTTCCGATCTTTCGGAATATTCGCGACTCCTCAAATCTTTGAGATCGAGATCGTGACATACTACCTTGGTGTGGCGTTTTCGGCGTCCTCGCAGCTGTTCGCGCCTACGCGCTATGACGTGACGCCTTCTATCGTCAACAGACTCCTCGATGTGTCTTACTCGACGTCCCCGATGCTTTCGATTCCTCGAAACTTCATCAAAGACGACGGTTGGGACACACTTTGGACTGGTGCCAAGGCGATTATCAAAGACATTGGCCTGGGCCTTATCGGCTCGGCTGCGTCTTGGGTAGGCTCAGCCTTCGCTAGCATCTTTGATGCTCGGCGTCGGCACTTGGGCTTCAAGCGACTGATGATGATGTTACCTGACGAGGCATATGACGATTTCAAGAAATTGGTCGTCTCTGCTAACTCTCGTGATCACGCATTGTCAATCATTGAGTCCTCTACCCCTTCATCGCCTTCTTTCACCCCTTCTCAACTTCTCGAAATCGCCGCATTCATGCGCGCGCAATCTGGGAAGGATTTTGAGGTTGTGTCAACCCCGGCATCAGCCGCTCCCGGGTGGAAAGGTGTATTCTCGCGCTAAAAACTGCGCTTGAGCATCCCCACCTCTGTTTCTGATTTTCTTTGGGCCCGCACTTAATTGTGCGTGTAGTCCCAAATGGCATCTCGATACGCCATAACAATTACCGATCTATACAAAAATACAATAAAGATTCCCCTGCATCAGCGGGGGCTACCACCACACAATCGCACGAACGTCTAAATACACGAAGTCAGCTAGGCGGGCTGAGACTTCGGAGAGAAGAGCGACAGAGATTACTCTGTGACCCCACCCTCATTTGAGGTGTGATCTACGTGAGGATAGAGATGTTATATACAAGGACGACCCAGGAAAAGTGTCAGCACGCAGAGTGACAAAATCCTCGACAGTCGGTGGAAACTTCAGTTTTCACTTAGTACTGGGTCGAAATAACCCAACGATAAATAGTCGTATTTACATTTCTTACAGTGTCATTCATTTGACTCATCCCGCAAACTTCTTTTCGACTTCCGCCAGTCGACTTCGTGCCGCAAAACTCGCTTTCACGAGCAGGTTCCCCGCGGCACTCCTGGATTATTCACCCAGGTATTACTTGCGCAG